AGACAAATGGGTTTGTACCATCGAAGTACCAGGCGTCCATTTTTGAATGGGCGCAACACGGCACCGGGAATGCATTGGTAGAGGCTGTAGCAGGAAGCGGCAAGAGTACCACACTGGCAAAGCTCACTGAGCGGTTGAACGGCTCTATCCTGTTTTGTGCCTTCAATAAGCATATCGCAGAGCCGATGCAGAAGAAACTGCAAAATGCGAACGTGAGCACGATCAATAGCATCGGCCACCGTACCGTAGTGCGCCATCTGGGCCGCGTGTCACTGGATGATCGGAAGTATCGCGCTATTGCGAAAGACCTGACTGCACCACTAGCGAATGATTATGATGAACGCCGCAAACTGTCAGGCGCGCTCTATGACCTGTGTCGATTTGTGCGTATCACATTAGCCAATCCAGAAGACCAGACGGCACTGGAATGCCTGATACGACATTATGGCATCGAAGATACAACAACCGAACTATTGCTACTGGTTAAGGTTGCTATCGAACGTGGAAATGATCTGGCATCAGAGCAAAAAGTAATTGACTTTGCCGATCAGTTATATTTGCCATACCGATGGGCACTGATACCAGATCAGTACGATTGGGTACTCATTGACGAAGCGCAAGACCTGAACGCAGCACAGCTTAACCTAGTGCTAAAATGCGTCAATCAGACCGGGCGCATTGTGGCAGTAGGGGACGACAGGCAGGCTATTTACGGCTTTGCGGGCGCGGATGCTGCCAGCTTCCAGAAGATCGCCACGGTAACCGATGCAACCCGGCTGCCGCTATCCATTTGTTATCGTTGCCCGTCTGAGCATCTCGATCTGGCCCGTGAGATTGTACCAGAAATTGAAGCCTGTGACAATGCGCCCGATGGAGTTATTGAGCATATTGGCGAGCAAGATCTGCACCGATACCTCCAGCCGAATGATCTGGTGCTCTGTCGCCTTACAGCGCCGTTGATTGATGCGTGCCTGGAATTGATAGCGCGTGGCACGCCTGCCACTGTTCGCGGGCGCGATATCGGCAGGCAGTTAACAAAGATCGTTGATCAGGCCACTGATAACGGCGATAAGCCGTGGGAACGCTTTATCTGGCATCTTGACGCCTATCGTGCTGAGCAGGCCGCGAAGTTGGGTGATGACGATGAGAAACTGCAATCGCTCGAAGACCGGGTAAGTGCTGTGCGGCGCTGCTATCAGGAATGGCAGAGCACCAGCGCCGATACTTTTAAGGCGCGGCTTGAAAGTTTGTTCAACGACAAGAATAGTATTATTACGCTGTCTACCATCCATCGCGCCAAAGGGCTGGAAGCGGAGCGGGTATTTATCCTGCGCCCCGACAAACTACCATTACAACTCCGCAATCCGCAGCAGTGGCAAACCGAACAGGAATGGAACTTGCGCTATGTGGCACTCACTCGCAGCAAGCACTATCTTTGTTTCGTACATCAGGAGAAGCCGCCAGAAGCTACACAGGAGCCGGTACAGGAGCAACAGGTTTCATGCACCACAGAACCAGATGGTGACACGCCTCCGTGTCACTCAGATACACCACAATCGTTGTATGAGCAAGTCAACGACTTGGATTGTGAGTATAGCCGCATCAAGGTAGATCGCAAGTTAAAGCGCCGGGAACTTGCACAGATAGTGATAGATGCGGGCGGTGAACTGGAAGTCGAAGGTGCGCTCTTGAGGGCGTATGCGAAAGGCGACGAATTAGTATTGCAAATCAGGACACGATGATATGCACGACACAAAAACCGCTATCTTGCAGGCACTCGAACCATACCAGAATACACAGCACGGCGAAGGCCGCTACAACACACCGTGGCGGCCTGATGCTGATGGGGGCACGCTCGCCGTGTCGGAAAACGATGATGGCTTACTGGTCTGGTATGACCATAAAGACGAGGAAGGCGGCAGTCAGCGAGAGTTAGCTGAACGCCTGAATATCCAGACACCCAACGACACGCACCCATCGGGCAACATCTGGGAGCGCGCCGGGATTAGTCAGGGCGCCACATACGCACCGAAACCGGCGTACACCTCGCTCGAAGACTACGCCACAAAGCACGGTGTGAGTAAGCAAGTTTTTAGCCGCGCCGGATGGAAAGAAACCCGGCGGCGCGGCCATAAGGCACTGGTTATTGCGACACAGACGGGCATCCGATATCGATATCTGGATGAAGAGAAAGCCGGGCTGAAATACGATCACGACAAGGGCTGGAAACCGTGCTGGTACGGACTTGGCGTGGCGATCAGTATGCAACTCGACTGCCTGATCATCTGCAATGGTGAGGCGTCTACCGTGGTGGCACACCATTACGGTGTGCCCGCCATTTGTGTGCCAGGTGGTGAGAAAAAGATACCACAGCACCTTATAGAAGAGCTACAGGATCGCTGGCGGGGTCGGGTATATGTAGCACTCGACAGCGACGATAAAGGCCGCAGGATTGCACCCCAAATCGCTGAGCAGGTGAAGGGCACAGCGATTGACCTGGGTAATGATTTCGGTTATGACCTTGCCGACTTCTGCCGCGACAACCCCGAAGAGACGTTGCAGGCACTCGAAAGATGTGCTCGTGCAGGCACGGTGTATACCCCATCATGGATGCAAGAGGGTATTACTCTGTTTGCACTGCGTCGCAAAGAGTTTGACGAGTTGCAGTGGATTGTGCCGGGCCTGTTGCCGGAAGGCTGCTGCCTGATGGCTGGGAAACCGAAGACCAAAAAGAGTTGGCTGGCGCTTGGTCTATCGCTGGCTGTGGCAATGCAGCAGCGGAAGGCGTTTGATAATCTGGACACACGATCCGGCGAAGTACTCTACCTCGATCTGGAGAGCAATCAACGCCGCATGAAGAGCCGCGTCGGGGCAATGCTTGGGGATGCCCTTGAATGGCCTGATAACTTCCATCTTTTTACACAATGGGAACGCGGCGAGGCGGGCATTCAGATGCTTGAGGAATGGATGCAACATCATCCGAAAACCGCGCTCATTGTTGTGGACATCCTCCAGAACATCAGGGCACCACGAGACAAGAACGCCAATCCCTACGATGATGATTATAATGCCGTCAAGCCATTGAACGAGTTTGCAGAGCGCCACCGCATTACGATCATTGCTATCCATCACACCCGCAAGGCGAAAGCCGATGATGTGTTCGATGAGATCAGCGGTTCTACCGGTCTGACGGGCGGCGTCGCAACGATGTGGATTATCGGACGCGTGCCTGGCTCTGATGACATGGTGCTGCATATCCGAGGGCGCGACGTGGACGATGAGGAACTGGCGCTCTCCTGGGATGATTATGCAACCGAACATCGTATCGAAGGCGACGCAGCTGCATATGCCATTACGAGCGAGCGCCAGCGCGTTTTAGAGGCAATGCAGGAAGGCGTACAGTACACACCCAAAGACATCGCCGCCGAACTCGAAACCACCGTCAATGCCGTCCAGAAGCAACTGCGTCACCTTGCCGACAACTTGCTTGTTCGCAAAGTGGGTTATGGTAAATATGAGAAAATTTGCAGGCAGAGTAGGCAGAGTGGGCAGAGTGGGAATAGTAGGCAGAGTAGGCACTCTGCCTATGGAGCCTCAACTCTGCCTAACTCTGCCTGGGGGGGTGGCAGAGTTGGCGACGCATCAGAAAGCGATAAAACGGCATTTTTTGGCAACTCTGCCTACTCTGCCTGCTATTCTATAGGCGAAAAATCGCAAAAAGAATACATCGGGGATGTACTCAGTGCACACGAAAGCGGCACACTCCGCATCACAATCAACAATGGGCAGTACTGGTTAACGGATGATCAAAGCCATGTCATTTGGCCCGAACCATTTGCAAGTCGGGCGGATGCGAGTAATCAGGTTGCACAATGGCTGCATGAGAGCAGCAGCGGGTATCAATCTCTGGAGGGCTATTAGATGGCACGTCGCAAACTTACCACACAACGCCACTCCCCCGACCAGCCCGAACTGGCAGCGCGGGCCGAACAGCGCCGCGCCCTGTACGTTGAATTGGAGCGCCTGTCAGACGCGCTCGGCATCGATGTTCCTACGGCGTCATACTGGACGCTAGATCACGACGACGCGCCGCCGTGGTACAGTCTACCGCAAGCCGTGGAGCGGCTACGCAGGCAAGTGGAGGGAAATGCATGAAATTCGAATGGCCTGCTGAGATGAGTTTTCCAGGATTTGCGTTCCCGAATGAAGAACCGATCCCGGATGATCTTGAATATTTTCTGCGTTGCTATGTGCTTGATTATGGCTATTTACCAACGGCGATTGTCTGGAGTGAGCCGCAATGCAGCATATCAAAGACGCCGCTCTATGGAAAATTTGTGCCGTGTATTTATGCATATCTGCCGGAGGTTTACATTATCCCGGTGTACCCTACCAGCGCATACATGCCTATGCGTTGGCACCTGCTCCAAGACCCGTCTCGACATGTGAGATGGGATGTAAGGCAGCAAGTGGAGGGGATTGAATGATGGGTACATTTGCTTCGCTCTTTAGCGGCGGCGGCGGTGCTGATATCGGCGCGCTACAGGCAGGCTATACGCCGCTGTGGGCAGTCGAGTATGACGCAGCCATAGCCGCATGGCACACGCGCAACCTGCCTGACACACAGATGATTGTAGCGCCTGTGCAGGATGTGGATTATAGCGCGCTGCCGCGTGTGGCCTGGCTACACGCAAGTCCGCCGTGTCCAAATTTCAGCGTTGCTAAAGACGATGCCACCGAAACCGAACTCGATATCGAGATGGCACGCGGCACGGTGCGCGCAATCCAGGAACAGCAGCCGCCTGTGTTTAGTCTGGAGCAGGTCTATGGATATCGCGAAAGTGTGTCGTTTGCGCTGATTGTGCAGGCATTGCGTGCGCTGCGCTATGACGTGCAATGGTGGCATCTGAACGCAGCCGACTACGGCGTGCCGCAGACGCGCCGCCGTCTCATCCTGGTGGCACGCCGTGACGGGCGCGTGGTGCGGCCTGTTGCAACACATTGCCAGGGCGGGCGCGATGATATGTTCGGCGGTCTGTGGCCGTGGGTGGGATGGCATGAGGCGATACAGGACATCATAGACACACTGCCGGATAGCGAGTTCGCGCCGTGGCAACTGGCGCGCCTGCCTGCGGATGTGCGTGAGAGTGTGCTGCTGGACGGGCAAGCCAACACCAATGGCACAACCTGCACGCGCATAATAGGTCACACGCCTGCGTTTGCGGTCAAGGCACAGACGGGTGCTCGACACGCGACGCGGGCGGTGTTGGCGCAAGGCCGCGTCGTGAAAATGACGCCGCGTGCGCTGGCGCGTTTTCAATCGTTCCCTGACTGGTACGAACTGCCGGAGCGCAATGCTCTGGCGTGCAGGATTATCGGTAATGCCGTGCCGCCGCTTTTGATGCAGCGGGTAATGGAGGCGCAATGATTACACAACTGTACCACGGCGATGCACTGGACGTGCTACGGACGCTAGAGAGCGACAGCATACACGCGCTCGTGTGCGATACCGAGGAGCAGAACAGGCCGCGACAACTGGATATGTTTGGAGAGGAGTAACCTATGGACACCGCAACCATCGAAACACTGCGCCGTGCTATCGAAACCGACACGGCATACATCCGCCGCTACAACCCACACCACACCAGGCAATTGTGGCTGCTCCTCGCTGAGTGTGCCAGCCTCAACGACGCGCACGACTGGCGCGGCGCCCGCCTTGGATTGCGGGAGGATGTGCGGCGCGTGTTGGAGAGGGATACCAAAAAGGAAGAATATATGTTATAATCAGACTGACGTATCAGGTTTTTCATCGAGGGTTTGTGTGGCAATTCATCCAGGACAATCCAGCCGAGTTTGTTGCACTGCTCTCGCTGGCCGTTGCTACTATTGGTGGCATGGTCAAGTGGATGCAACGTCAATCCGAAAAGCGTCTGGACTTTAAAATTAAACTCCTCGCCCAGGATCAGGCCGAACAGTCTGAACGGCTCGAAAATTCGCTCAAGTTGTCGGACATGCTCTACACGACGATTGAAGAGCAACTGACGCGAGCGCGTGCGATTGAAACCGACTTACGTGATCGCCTCGCTGCCAATGAAAACGAGTTTGCAGCACAAGGTAAGGCACTGCGAGAGGCGCACCATATGGTGTTGCAGCTCGAATATCAACTGAATGTGTGCAAACAACAGGCTGATGCACACCTCCTGGCACTCGAAGAAAGCGAGGCCAAGCATGCCGAAACGTTGCATCAATACAGGGCATTGCAAACCGAAGTAGAGAGCCTGAGAAAGAAAGTTCATGCGCACTGGCTGGAAATCCAGAAACAAAGCACGAGGCACGAGGAAGACCGCAAGCGCCTGGCACGCTATGACGATCAGGAGTTAGGGCCGCCGAATGGAAACGATGCCGACTGAACTGATATCTGCACTTGCTTATCTTGCCTCGCAGGCCGGAGCGGGCGCGGCGGCGTCTATCCTGTTCGCCAATCTGCGCAACACATTCCCGCCGCCGCCGCAACGTCCTCGCAGCCGGGTACTCGCCTGGCTCTATGCGCTCCTCCACAAGCCGCGTTATGCGCTCCACACAAGTACGCTCCTCTCGCTCCTCATCGGCGTTGCGGCAGCGGCATTGCTCGCCTATGCGCAAGGCGATGACTGGATACAGGCGGCGTGGGGATTTGCGGGCGCGCTCGTGTCCCAACTCTGGTACCGGCACGGCAGAATGGCTACAGGTGTGCCGGGATGGAAGGATTTAGACGCCTGATGCATGGCTCGCCGCGTATTACTCTGGAACGCTTCACAGCCATCCTGGAGATGGCACAATCGCCGCTCGCGCCCGACGCCAGCGAGGCATACAAGATCCTCGTGAACTACGGCATTGATCCGGCATGGGCACTCGCCTATTGGAACAGCCTGAACGAGTATGGCACACGCGGCAACGCCAGAACAACGCGCAATATTGGCCACGTCCCAATGGAGCACGGCGACGGGCATGGGTATTCCTACTATGCGGGTCTTGTTTCCTATTACAAATGGATTGACGGCGTCCTGGAATGGGCGCAATGGTGGCGCCGTATCGAAAAAGCAGCGGAACAGATGGGGGAAGTAGAGTGACATACCTCATTCATCGCGTGGAAATGACGCAGCCGCACTACTACATCGGCGGCAACTCCCGCCGTATGGTCGTGATGCACGCTACCGCCGGAAGCCATCCCAGCGATTATGAGTGGCTGCGGCACGGCGGCGATCCTGCCGCGCCCGTCTCTACGCACTACTACATCTCTCCAGATGGGAGGATCACGCAGTTCGTGCACGACATAGATCGCGCATGGCACGCTGGCGCCTCCTCCTGGATTGTAGACGGCGTGCAGATGAGCAACCTCAACGACCATAGCATCGGAATTGAACTCTCGCACCCCAACACCTCGACGCCGTACGATGTGCGTCAGCTTGACGCTGCTGTGTGGCTCGTGCGTCAACTCGTCAGCGAGTACAACATCCCACAATCCCAACTCGTACGCCATAGCCAGATTGCCCCCGGCCGCAAGAGCGACCCGCAGGGGCTCGACTGGGATGCATTCGTCAGTGCTGTCTATGGGTTGCCGCCTGAGCGACGTGCACCGCATTGGTACGTCGTGCCTGATGGTATCACAGCCTATGTGCGGTACGCGCCTGAGGTGCCAGAGCCGTCGTCCGCGAACGTTGCGCAGATCCTCATGCCCGGCAGCAGCTTGCATATCGCAGAGTGGTGCGACTGGACTGATGAGGCATACGGTGGGCAGTGGGGCCGTCTGTCAGGGAGTACGAACTACATCCATAGCAGCGGAGTGGTAGCGGAGTGAAGAGGGGATAACTATGTCAGGAGAAACCGTTCACATGCAGATCGGTAAGGAACTAGAGGAACTGCGCCAGAAGATTGCCGATAACAAACCGAATGATCGTAGCGACGCAGACCGGAATTATGCTATTGTCCTGACCGACCTGCAGAAAGTGCAGGCGTTTTGGGTGTCGTATTGCCAGAGGATAGACGTGCAATGACCTGTGACATTGACCAGCAGTTCGATACATTCAACGCGAAGGGCACATCCCCCTTCGACACGTTTGTTCATTTGAAAGAGACACTCGGTGTAGGCGAAACAATGCGCGGAGGCTAACGAGATGACCGAGCCTTACGACAGCACACCCGACACCCTGACACACATTCGGCGCGTGCAGGAGTTGCTTGGCGAGGCAATACTGAACCTGCACGCCCGCTCTGCCGATCACGACGTTACCAAGCTGATGGAGCCAGAGAAGTCGATGTTTGATCGTTTCACGCCGTTGCTGCGCGATACTGAGTATGGCAGCGAGGATTACAAGCGCATCCTTGATGAGATGCGACAAACCGCATTAAAACACCACTATGAGCACAATAGCCATCATCCAGAGCACTACCCGGAGGGTATACGCGGCATGTCGTTGTTCGATATACTGGAGATGCTTATAGACTGGAAGGCGGCAGGCGAACGGCACGCCACGGGCAATATTTGGCGCAGCCTGGAACTAAACCAGGATAGATGGAACTTGAGTGACGATCTGGCGCGCATTCTGGCAAATACAATAGAGGAGTTCAGTTGGTGAGTTTCGAACTGTTCTATTTCGGCGTTGGTGCGCTTTGTGTTGCCTGTGTTGTTGTGCTTGCCGTTGTGGACTGGTGGCGTAAGGAGAAGTAGCGGAGTGACACAGGCTACGCACATCACGCCCGAGCACGCTATCGACAGGCTTGTTACCTATGCCGAACTGCTGCCAGTGGAGCGCCGTATGGAGTACTTGCGAGCGGTGTACGCCGTCAATGAGCAGTTGACGCTGCTCCGAGAGATACAGGCACTCATCGCGCATATGCGCCCAACGGATATGCCATGAGCGAACCATTGAACATCGAGTACCGCGCCCGACGTTTGTGGGTGTTTCACGTCGCCGTCTGGATTGCTCACTATCTGCCGCCGCGTGTCGGGTTCGCGCTGGCGCGCATGGTTGCGTGCCTGGTGGTAGTGATTGAGTTCCGTATGGGGCCGCGTGGAATGTGGCGGCGGGTGGCAGTAAATGAGCATATCGAGCATGGGGTGGGGTAGATAGGTGTGGCGCGCAAACCGTGGGATCAACTTGATAATGAGAGCAACGCGGCCTATGCGCGGTTTCTGGCGTATCGCAACCTGGGGCCGACACGAACCCTTGAGAAGGCGTATCAGTCCACACAGCCTGAAACAAAACGAAATAAAACAAAATCGTTTACTCAACAGTGGGCAAACGATAGCACAAAATTCAACTGGCGAGAACGTGTAACCGCGTGGGATGTTGACAACCTGCTTGGGCAGGGAGAGCGGGCCGCAACCTTGTACATGGGTGTTGTCGAAAAATACATCGAACGTCTGTATTCATTCTTAGATCAGACAAGTGTAGAGCCTGATGACTTTGATAGCGTTACCAAATCAATCGACCTCCTCCACAAGCTCCTACCGGGCGAAACCATCGGCGCCATTATTGCCGCTAACGAACAGCGCCGCACCACAGGCGACGGGTGAGAGCGTGCCTACCCCTCTGGAATGGGCGCGCAATGAGGCAATGCTTGTGCATCCCGTGCGCGGCCTGATACCTTTCGAGCCATACGACTATCAGGCGGCATACCTGGATGCCTACGAGGAGCCGCGGCGGTTTGTCCTCAAGGCGCGCCAGATCGGTTTCTCTCAGGTATTTGCAATTGAGGCGCTGTACACCGCTATTCACGACGCGCAAAGCACGGTACTTTTGGTGAGTCGCAACCAGGCGCTCGCCGTCAATATGTTGCGCTATTGTTTCGTGGCCTACCACAACCTTCGGAATCCGCCTGCACTTCGCAAGAGGAACCAGAGCGAAATGGAGTTCGCAAACGGATCGCGCATTCTCTCGTTGCCTGCCAACCCATCAGCAGGCCGCGGCTATGCGGCAAATATCGTTTACCTTGACGAGTTCGCTTATGCTGCGTATGACGAGGAGATCTACCAGAGCATCAGCCCGGCATTAGCTCAGGGCGGGCGCCTGGTGGTCGGTAGCACGCCGAACGGGCGCGGCAACCTGTTTAGCGAACTCTATGGGCAGCAGAGCGGCTTCCGCTACTTCGTGCATCCCTGGCACCATTGCCCACGCTACTACACGCCAGAAGAGCAGGCGGCAGGCGTACCGCACGATCAGGCCGCTTGGTACCTTGAGGAGCGACCGAAGTACACCTCTCAGCAATGGGCGGCGGAGTTTGAATGCGATTTCGTGATGTCCGGGTTGGCAGTGTTCAGCGAAGAGGGCATCGCCAATGCCACGCACGGCGCCGTAGGTGAGCAGCCATTTTACTCTGGCGGTCTGTACCTGTTGAGTGTAGACGTTGGACGTAGGCAGGATGCCACGGTCATCAACGTGTTCGACGTGTCGGTGCAGCCCGTTCAGCGCGTCTACCACGAGCGCCTGGAACGTCTGCCGTATCCGGTCATACAGCAGCATATAGAGCAGGCATGGAACCACTATCCTGGAAAACTCGTCATTGAAAGCAACGGCATCGGCGACCCGCTGATTGAAAACCTTTCGGTGCCTGCTGAGCCGTTTGTCACGAGTAGCAAAAGCAAGGTGCAGGCCATTCAGGCGTTGCAATTGCTCCTGGAGCAAGGTACACTCAAGGCAGACTGGACAGAACAGGAGCGCCGCGAACTGATGGGATACCAATGGGATGATCGCAACTTGGTACAGGACTGCGTGATGAGCCTCGCGATAGGCGCGTACCATCTCACAGCGCACCCGCCAGTCGGCTATGTCATCAACTACACCGATGACATACCGGGAATATCAGGATGGTGAGTACATGAGCACGCTTGTATTGCCGAACGGCATGCCGTATCAACCGCAGCAGCCGACGAATGAGGGCGCGTACCTTGAAGCGCTGGCGTACTTCGAGGCGCTGACGCCCCTCCTGGAGAGCCACATTAACGAACTTGAATTGGATTTGTACGGCCCGAATTCATACTGGGAACAACTGCTCAGCAGTCGCGATCAGTTTACACGTCAATCCATTCAAAGGGCGGCAAACATTGCTGAGGTGATGTACCTCAAAAACCCGCTTATCCAGCGCGGCATCAACATCAAAACATTCTACACGTTCGGGCAGGGCGTGCAGGTGAGCGCGCCGAATGCTGAAATCAACGACGTCATTCAATCGTTCTGGGATGATGAGCGCAATCAGGCCGAGCTTACCCGCACGCAAGCAATGATGGGAAAAGATGTTGATCTGCAAGTGTCGGGCAACCTCTTCTTTGTGCTCTTTACAAACCAACGCTCTGGGCGCGTGCGCGTGCGGAGTGTGCCGCTTGCTGAGATACAGGAAATCGTGTGCAACCCCGACGACGCGAAAGAGCCGTGGTACTACCTGCGTCGCTGGACGCAGACGGGTGCGCAAGGCGGCTACCGCGCTGCGTACTATCCCGACTGGCGCTACACGCCCCGACAGAAGCCCGATGCCTACAATGGCATCGCTATCGAATGGGACGCGCCGATCTACCACGTTAAGGTGGGCGGCATGTCCTGGTGGCAGTTTGGCTTGTCAACGGTGTATGCCCAGATGGATTGGGCACGGGCGTACAAGGTATTCTTGGAGAGTATCCACAGTTACACGCAAGCCGTGAGCCGCATTGCTGTCAAAGTGACGACGGGCGGCGGCGCGGGTGGTGTTGCGAAGGCCAAAAACAAATTAGCCTCAACGATCAGCAGCCAGAACTGGCGCGAAACCAACCCGGCAACCGCAACCGGCAGCGCGTTCATTCGGGCAAACAATGATGCCGATTACGAGCCGCTGAACATTCGCGGCCTGTCGGTTGCGCCGGAGGATGGTCGCCGTTTCCTACTGATGGTTGCAGCAGCAGCAGGCATCCCTGAGGTATTTTATGGCGACGCCGATGTCGGCAACCACGCCACAGCAAAGAGCCTGGACAGGCCGACTGAACTGATGATGCGCAACCGCCAGGAAATGTGGCGCAACGTGCTGCAAGATATCCTCGGTTACGTTGTGAAGAACGCCGTCACATCGCCACAGGGCGCGCTGGCAGATATGGCGGATGTGAAGCAAGATCCAGACGAGGCCGACCCAGGGCAGAACACCATTACCCTGGATTGGAACATCAATCCAGAGACGGGTGAGCCATACGACAGCAGCATTGCGATTGACTTCCCAGAGATCATTAACATCGATGTGAAAGAGCGTGTCGAGGCCATCACCACGGCGTATCAATCGCAGACGGTGAGCGCTCGCACGGTGGCGCGCCTCCTCCTCATTGCGCTCGGTGTTGAGGATGTAGACAAAGAACTGGACGCGATGTACCCCGACGACTGGCAGCCCGGCGACTTTGGAGATGGCACACCGCCGGATATGGAAGAGGTGGCGCGGCGAATAGTAGAAGCGGTGCGGGAGGGGACAGGCGATGACCACCGTTGATCGCATCACTGAGGCACTTGGTACGAACGAGCGCGACAGGCGGCTCCGTCCGATTGAGCGCCGCCTGTCGCGGGCGATGGGCGATGCGTTCAAGCGTCAATCAAATACATTTCTGCGTGAGTTGCGGAAACTGCGAGACGCGTTTCCGGCGCCACTCCAAGAGAGTGTGCCGGAGAACATCTGGATTACCGCCTGGCTTGACACCGTGCAACTGACGCAGCAGGTCATGACGGCGCCGATAGAAGCGGCGGCGCGGGCGTCCTGGATTGTTGGCAATGAAGACATCCAGCGGGAGGCAGGCCTACGCATCGCCTTCGATATTGACAACCCGGAGGCTGTGCAGTTCCTACGCGATTACGGCGCGCAACGCGTCACGATGATCAATGATACGACGCGAGACTATATCCGTACGCTGATGGTTGAGGGGATGGAGCAGGGCACATCGTATACCGAGATGGCGCGCCAGATACGCGCCCGCTTTGCCGAGTTCAGCGCGCCAATGCCGCAGCGACACCTACGCAACCGCGCCGAGCTTGTAGCCGTGACCGAGACAGCGAACGCATATGGCACCGCACAACGACAGGCAGCCGAGCGCATTGCGCGGGAGGGCATCCGCATGCAGCATCGCTGGATTACGACGGGGGATGATCGGGTGAGCGACGGGTGTAGGCAGAATGCGGCGGTGGGCTGGATAGCGATGGCGCAAGCGTTCCCGTCGGGCGACTATCACGAGCCGAGATTTCCCGGCTGTCGCTGCGCTGTACAACACAGGAGGGCACGCGATGAGTGATCAGCAGAAGATCCGCGAGGCACTGCTCAAACTGCACCCGCCGCTTGTGGAATGTGCGCAACTCCTACCCACGTCCGAGCAGCGCATCCGCCCGCAAGTCATATCGCTGGCGGTGCTCATCGAGCGACGTTACAATCTTCCCCGTACCCTGCTCACCAGGCGCGAACGGCGCGATGGAGAGATTGAGGGTTGCATTAGCCCGTATTGACAACACATACCCACACGCTTATAATGAGAATAGTCTACGCTTAAACCTTTAGGCGTTTTATATATTCACTGAATGCGGAAACGTAAGCGGTGCATTCTCCTTCGGGAGGGTGCGCCGCTTTTTTTGTTCTCTGGAGGGAACGAATGGCAACAAACATCACTGAGTACCTGAGCGATTACGGACGGTCGGTGACGGTGACGCACCCGGCGACGCCTTCGAGCGGCGACCCGGTGCAGTGGAACAGCATTACCGGCGTTGCGATTACCGACGAGGGCGACGGGCAGAACGATGCAACCGACACGACTGTGCTATTTGGCGATTACGTAGCAACGTTGCGCGTTGTGCCGTTTAGCGGCCCGAATGATGGACGTGTGCAGACGACCGTGGTAGCAGGCGACGCTATCTATTACGACAGTACGCAGAGCGCCACTGAAAGCAGCGCGCTCAATCTCAATACCGACGGTGTGTTCTTCGGCTACGCCGTGAGTAGCGTTGCATCGGCAGCAGGTAGCGCGGGTGCTGAAATTTCGGTGTGGCACATCCAGTAATGCCTTATACCGTCCGCCAGTGCGATGATGAGTGGTGCGTTGTGAAAGACGACGGCGAAGTCGTGGGCAGGCACGACAGCCGCGCTGCTGCTGATGATCAGAAAACCGCGCTCGACATCAACGTCACGTCGCAAGAGGCCGAAAGTTACACGCCGCCGCAAGGCGTCCGGGACGCCGCTCAGCGGGCGCTGGACTGGCGCGACGAGTACGGGCGCGGCGGCACTGATGTCGGGATTGCGCGGGCGCGTGACCTGGCAAATGGGCGCAACATCTCAGCAGACACTATCCAGCGGATGGTTTCGTTCTTTGCCCGTCACGGTTCCAATCGTAGCGAGCATTACGACCTGGAAGATGGCGAGCCAACGACGTGGCGCATTGCCTGGGATTTGTGGGGCGGCGATGCTGGGCGGCGATGGTCGGAGAGGATAACGAAACAAATGGACACAGAAGAGAAAAGCACGACAACCGAAGCGCAAGCAGACGCACCGAATTATCGCGCCGCTGATGGGCCGGGGACGTGCGGCAATTGCGAGTTTCGCCGGGATGGCATCTGCACGCGCTTTGATTTCGAGACGTCGGACGATATGACGTGCGATGATCATCAGTTCGCTGAGGCAGAAGAGGCCGCCGCGTCTCTGGAAAACGCTATCCAGGAGGCGGGGCGCAAGCTCAACAAGCGCAATATGCAGCGTGTTATGGACGCCATGAAGATGCTGCAAGAGATGATAGACGAGATGGAACCCGATGAGGCGTACAAAGACGATGAAATGGAAGAAGCGTCGTTTCTGGCAGAAACGAAACTGCGCGAACAGGAGCGCAACGGGCGCGCCCTCATTCGCATCATCACGCCTGGCTGGGGCGCTATGGGCTATTATCCGGCAGAGGTATTGCGCCGCGACGGCCCGAACGTTTTTACCGCTGGCACTCAACTGTACCTCAATCATCCAACCAAAACCGAGGAGGCCGAACGGCCCGAACGCGACATCCGCGATCTGGCAGGCAAACTAGCGAGTGACGCGATATGGATGGATGATGGATTATATGCCGATATCGAATACTACAACAATCATCGTCCGCTCATTGCGGCTATTGGCGAGGATCTGGACGTATCCATCCGTGCACACGGCGCATACCGCACTGGCGAGGTGGATGGGCGCAAGGGGCGCATTATTGAGCAGTTGATCAGGGCCGATAGTGTGGATTTCGTCACGCGTGCAGGCGCGGGCGGAAGAGTGGCGCGTCTGATGGAGTCGCGTCAAGATAAGCCAACTGAAAAAGTCCGGAGGGGCAAAGTGAAACCAGAAGAGTTGACAGCACTCCAGGAGCGGCTTGCCCGTCTGGAGGAAACCAATCAGGCACATGTCAATGTGCGAACGGAACTTGAGGAGGCGCTGAAGGCAGAGCGGCAGGCGCGCCTGCTGACTGAGGCGCGGCACTATATTCAGGAGCGTCTCGATAGCAAACTCCCGCAGCGCACGGTCGCCCGCCTGTCGCGGGAATTGGAACGCAACATCCCGTATACCGAGGATGGTATGGCGATTGACTATACCGAGTTCGGTAAGCACATCAAAGAGGCGAGCGACGTGGCCTGGG